GTTGACTGGTATCATGGACTGTGAAACCACCCGCTGTACTGATAAACTAGAATTTAGACTAGACGAAATGCGTCGAGTGTGTGTTGATACCAATAAAGAATTCGCTAAGAAAATTGGTATACCTCAGTCTGCTGCTACCACTTGTGTGAAACCCTCTGGTACTGTTTCGCAACTTGTTGATGCTGCATCTGGTATCCACGCTAGACACAATAATTATTATATCCGAACAGTTCGTGCTGACAACAAAGATCCTCTTTGTTCTTTTATGAAGGATAAGGGATTCTACAATGAACCGGATGTAATGAAACCTGATAATGTAACTGTATTTTCATTTCCAACCAAGTCTCCTGCTGGGTGTGTCACTAGAAGTGATATGACTGCAATCGAGCAACTTGAGTTGTGGTTGATCTATCAGCGACATTGGTGCGAACACAAACCATCTGTCACCATCTCAGTTAAAGAACATGAGTGGATGGAAGTTGGTGCGTGGGTTTGGAAGCACCTTGATGAAATTTCTGGTATCTCGTTCCTTCCGTTTTCTGATCATGTCTATAAGCAGGCACCGTATCAGGACATCGATGAAGAGACATACATAAGAGAACTAGAAAATTTACCCCAGAGCGTAAACTGGGAAGAGTTAGCAAACTATGAGAAGGAAGACAATACTTCGGGATCCCAGACATACGCATGTAGTGGTGATTCGTGTGAAGTAGTAGATCTTACCTGACCCATCTTAAGGAGAATAAAGATGAATAAAATTAGTGCTATCCTATTACCATTTGTTTTCGGCGGAGTTGCCGTTGCAAGTGAACCAACACCAGAAGCGTATGAACTTATTTTCAACAACGTCCAAGAGGACGCTGCGACCCATAGTTCGCTTCGTGGACCTAGACCAATGGCAATCACTGTCGATGGTCTACTCCAGACTGGTTGGTCTTACAGCGGCGGTGGCGATACCGATGCTGTTTATGGGTTTGATGTGTATCGTGCAAGACTAGGACTCAAGGGTCGTCTTGGTGAAGATACATCATTCCGTCTAAATGGCGAATGGACTCCCGGAAGTGAATTTGAACTTCTAGAAGCATTCGTCGATTACCGTGGTTTTGATTTCGCTGATGTTCGCGTTGGTCAGTTTGTTTCTACTTTCTACAGTGGATTTGTTGCAAACCCTGCCGACCTTACTACGCAGACCTATAGCATCACTGCTCAAACTTTTGGGCAGGGATACGGTCAGGGTATCGAACTCTCACGTTCGTTCGGAGATGTCGAATTCAGTGCGTTTTATAACAACGGTTTTGATAACCTAACTGGTGTTTCCAACGGCGACTATGCCGCAGGTTTCCACGCAGGTTTTGATGTATGTGAAGGATTCTCTCTCGGTGGTGGTTATGCCTACATCGAAGGTCCAACTCAATACATGAGTTATACTCTTGATACCACTCTATCGCTCGATGAGTTTTCACTCAACGCAGCATGGATCTCGGATGATAGAATGGATGGTTGGGAAAACTACTCGCTAGTTACAACTGCTTCATTCGATCTAAGTGATCAATCACAGGTGTTTGGTCAGTATGAGTATGGAAACCTCGGAGGTTTCGCTGGTGGTAAACTCAATGTGGGAACCATCGGTCTTAATTATGATTTGACCAGCAATGTCAAGTGGACCAACTCGGTTGGTTACGCTTTTGATGACATCGCTGTTGGTTTCGATACCGCTGACACTGGTTGGAATGCCGGTGCAGGTCAAGGTGAATATGTGGTGCGTAGTTTCATCACAATTAGTTTCTGAACATAAAGGAGAAATATTATGTCTACTAAGAAAATGTGTGTAAATCCGTGTCCCGTGACCGGTGATTGCGATAAGGATGTTGTTACCCGAACTCTGGGTAAGATCGGTATCTGCCGAAGTATGATGATTACCCTCGCCCTCCTTCCCTTTTCGTGGAATGGTGTGGTCTGGGTTGCTGGTTCGCTCAAGTCACTTTGGGACGCGGCAACCACCGCAGTCGGTTCCTGAGAACCAAAGACAATATGAGACGCAATCACCCCGGTCAAGGAAGACCGGGGTTTTTGCATAAATACTTACATGGCAATAGCAGGTATTGATTATTCTTTATGTGGACCTTGTATCTGTATCTTTGATGGAACAGTCAAGGAGACTTTTGGTATACACAGATGTTCTTTTTACTTTCTTACAAATGTAAAGAAACATGCAAGAGTGTATGAAGGTATAATCTACGGAGAGATGTTTGATGACTATAACCATGAGTGTCAAAGATATGAAACTATATCTGACTGGGCGGTTGATAAAGTTTTAGGTTGTTCACAGGTCGGACTTGAAGGATATGCGTATGGTGCATCTGGTCGTGCTATTTTTCAGATCGCAGAGAACTGTGGATTGTTAAAATATAAATTGTATCAAGCAGGGAAACCAATTTCGGTCCTGACTCCAACGACTGTAAAGAAACACGGCACAGGCAAAGGTAATGCGTCTAAGGACTTGATGGTGAAGTGCTTTGACAAAGAGACTGGTATGAAATTAAAACATACCATTACTCCTGATAGACAAAAAATCGGCAACCCCGTTTCCGACATTGCCGACTCTTATTATATTTGTTCTTTATTGCACAAGAATCTTAGAGCGATTTCGGACGAACTCGCCTGAACTCTCTCCAGACGAAGTATCCTGCGATGCTGCACAGACTCAACCACAACATTAAATTTGTTGGGTCAAATATTGACATTTGTAAAGAAGTAGTATCGACCGGGACCGTTTCGGATTCAACTTTAGGTGCCCCTTGGGATGTAATGATTTTATTCCCAGTTGTTTTACAACTTACAAGAAACGGTAACATAATTAAAAACTTTTTCATCTAGACTTTCCTACTGCTGCTCCGAAGTAAAATCCAACAATTGTAACGAGAATCTGTCTGTTCTCTGTGGTGAAAAGGTATCCATCAACAGGAACAAATGTAGTGTCCTCGTATGTACCAAACAACCCAAAGAAATCTAAGAAGTGTGGTTTGTTCTCTACCAATTCAACTACGGTAGGAACCGAGAAGAACGGAAGAATAAATGGTGCAATGATCGTTCCGAATAAAATACAAAGAACAATGAACCGACGAACTACCTTACCGGCATCGCTACTGACTCTTTGAATCGCCTGATTATGTGATTCGTTGTTTGCCTTATTCGCTTGTAGTAATCTATTAAATCGCTCCTGCTCGTTCTGTCTTTTTTCTGCGAGAGACTTAAATATAAATCCGGTGACACTGCCACCGACTAAAGATAAAAATTCTGTTGTTAATAATCCTTCAATCATGACTTGTTGTGTCTAAGTCTACCGTCGTTCTGTCTACGACGAAGAAAGACAACTTCTCCTGTTTCTTCGTTTCTAATGACAACTGGTTTGGATGGGTTTCGTAAAGAAAACTTTTTGATCTCTGTGCCAAGTTCTGAGTTTTCATCAATGTACTTATTCCACCTAGCACCACGAACTTTTCCTGCTTTGAGTGTTTCAAACTCCTCCGCAGAAACACTAAATGATTTACCTTGATATGACTCTAACTCTTTTTTCTTTTTTCTTTTGGGCAGAGGTTTATCCATACCAGCGACTTTATCAAAAGAACCATTGGTATCAACCCCTCCCTGTGCGATGGAAGCACCACCCGCGTTGGCGATTGTCTCGAAAACCAATCTTTTAAATTCTGAAAATGATTTCATCATACTCTCCTAAGAATTTCTACTACTTTCGTATCCAATGGGATTCCCACATAGTCTTCATCATCAGGTAAGTAGTTAAGGTAAACTAAAAATGTTTTCAGTAGAGGTTTAAATTTGTCTTCCATTCTGTAGAATAACATCTTAGTTGCCGCCTCTATTTCAAATACATTGTAAAATATAATGATGTGATTAAGTATCAGTCTTTCCTTCAGTTCACCCGTGGACAGGTATCTTCCAAAAAGTCTTTTAATATATTTTATACGATTTAAATCCTCTTCAAACTCCGTCCTGTCTGAACAGGATGGGTTATTATAGTTGTCCATCGCATAAACTAAAAACACATCCTCATCAAAGTATTTGTGATCCATAATAAACCAAAGTTAGTCTCAACCCTCAGACCATTTATTTTTATTTCTCAACTGTGACGCTCTTTTCCCAACTTCATTTTGGAATGCTTGCTGTAACTTCGTTGATTGTGGTTTTCCATCTGATCCAGCGTTAAAATGCTTTTGCATAATTTTTGTAATGTCTTCGTTTGATGTGGGACCATCAATCTTCCCGAGTTCCTCGGCAGCAGCGTCTGCGTGAGAACCGAATTGATCAGGTAACGTTGGTTGCATTCCTATGATTTCTGCCGCAGCATCAATCACTCCTCTGAGGTCGCTGCCACTACTAAATGGATTTGGTGTTGTCATTTTTATCTCCTGTACTAAAGTATTTATGTGTAATTTCATTCAATTCACCCGGAGTCATTTTTTTATAACGCCGTACAATTTCATCAGTTCCCTCTTCAGGGGGAGAATCAAAATCAATATCTTCCTCCGTGGCATCACGTTTTGCCATTTTGGTTGCGGTGCCGTACATCACCGACTTGTAATCTGAACCGTAGCGTTTCTTAAAATCTTTCGCCCGCTTCTTCATTCCTTTTACATATTTTTCTTTCTTGTCCTTCTCTCCTTGGGTGAGTGTTCTCTCTTCAAGTTCCTGCATGAAGACTTCGTTGGTATGGACCACTACGTTGTTTTCTTTCATGAACTCGTTACCAAGGAGGGAAGGATATACATTTGAACTGCGATCAGATAAAGAGAACTTTACATTTTCAAAAGTCTTTCGACCAATCTGCATGTCCATCTCGACCACATATCGTTCTTCAAATTTACCACCACCCATGTTTATCTCTACAGTGTCAACCACTGGAAGTTTAAACTTGGTGCTGTCAAAAACAAACCGGACTGTTCCTTTGTTTTCTTTTATTTCTCTTGCATCAATAACGGAGTATGACGAGTTACCAGAGTCAACTCTAGTTTTAATTGTTCGTCCACCAATCTTAACATTCTCAACACGACCGACAGTGAATGCCTCTGCTGGTTTAGTGATGAGTAGCGATCTCTCTACAATCTCTCTGACGAGTTCGTCGCCATCGACAACTCCCTCTTCCTGATCCTCGTCGATATACTTTGTGTAATCTTGGGCACCAGAACCGGGAGAAGCGTTCACTTCAATTGCATATAGTTTTCCGTCTTTACTAATCGCATGGTCTACGCCAGCGAGGATTGCACCAGATGCCTTTGCAACTTTCTTTACAAATTTCTTTTCAGATTCAGAGAGTGAATATGGTTCGCTTTCTGCACCCAACGCCTTGTTGGTTCGGAAGTCTTTCTCTGCCTTGAGTCGTTTCATAGATGCGACGATCTTACCATCCATTACGATGCTTCGCACATCGCCATCAATGTCAATCATTTCTTGTACAAGAATATCTTCACCACTCTTACGCAATGATTGTACGACCGACTTAAAGGACTCTTGAGAGTCAACCTTTGCAACACCAATTCCCTCTGCACCATGAAGTGACTTCACGATGACTGGGAACTTTCCACCGACCTTCTTGTGCGCCCGATCAATCGATGACTCGTTTGTGATCAACGCGGTTCGTGGGGTATTGATATTTTCTCTTTCAAACAAAACGTGGGTGGCATACTTGTTACCAACCAAGTCGAAAACTTGCTTTGAATTTATAACCAAAGTATCGCTGCTGTCTAGACCCTCGACCAATGCTCGACCACCTGCGGTCTTCATGGAGGATCCCCGGACAAAGGCAATTGTTTCTTTGACATTGATTGTAATGTCTTCGCCCTTCTTGTCAATGTTTTCAATTGTTAAATTATCGCCGTCCACATCTCCGATATATGCCGTGTCTGCACGGATGACTGTGGGTTTGTGTCCCAAGTCCTCTACTGCATTTATAAGTTTAGATGTAGTGTCTCCCTTAGCAGAGGCACTGATGATGAGGAATCTCTTGAGGTTGTCCTTCTTTGGTTCCTCGGTTTCTTCGTTTAGACCCATCTCTTTCTTGAGGGTATCGAAGAGTTCTTTTGCAACTCTTTTACCAACACCCTTGGGAATTCCTTTCATGAAGGAGTCGAAGACATCGTCCGAAACGGCGGCACGCATTTTCGATGCACTCATTCCACTGACATCAGTTGCGTCGGGATCACGCTCACCGGCACTAATCACTTGAAACTTTTTAAGTCCCATCTCATCGACGTAGGGTGCGATGGTTTTCTTGAACTCATCGACCCGATCACCACCGACAACTAAGGTGATGTCTGTGTAATTTTTCTTTACAAGACTTTCAATTGCTTTGAAAACAGTCTTTGCATTTTTGTCGTTGACAATCCGGGCACGCGGGAAGAACTTCTTGAGAAACTTTACTTTATCTTTTGTCTGAAGGGGGTTCTTCTTTTTATCCTGCGTTCGACTGGGGAAAATAAAGGCATCCGCCCCCAGTTTCTTCGCAGTTGATAGGACAGCATCCACTAACTTACCGTGACCGGTTGTTGGTGGTTGGAACCTACCGAATGTGAGGACAGCAGATTTCTCTTTCTGCCCCCGAAGTAGGGTACGTTCATGTAATGAACGATAGTTTATCATCAGTCCTTATTCCACGGAAAGAATTTACGAACCCAGTACCAAATCTTCTTGCCGCAGAGTGCGCCGACTCCGAACACGACGATACTGTAAAAAATAGTTCCTAATACGCTAGATGCTAATAATTCCATAGATCACCTCCTTATTTGGTGGACTTTTTCGCACGAACCTTTGGTGTTGGTGCTTTTTTTGGTTTTGCAACGGGGACAACTGGTTCTGGTTTGGGTAGTGGAGTGAAACCACATCGTATAGGTTTAGAACCAATTTCTTCCTTACGAGGAAGTTTTGCGATATTGTATTTCTTCGCATTGAATTTTCTGAGTGCCATTGTAGATCTCCTTTTAAGTATTTATCCTTTTTCCCAGTTCTTGGCAGCGTTAAAGTTTGCCTGTGAGAAATTTAATCTATCAACAAGTTTAAATGCACGATTTGATAGTCTATCGATTGCAACGAATCCTTCTGGTGCAGTTACCTTGAATCCCGAATCAGTCTTAAGGAACAACCCTATGGACTTGACTTGCTCGATCTTACGAACGAGAGTCATCTTCACTTCACGCAAGGCGGCGTGTATGGCGAACATCCGAAGAAGTGCTTTAGAATTACTTCGGATATACGACATGATTTCTTTCTTTACTTGTAGTTTCTTTTCTTTACCCTTTTCAGACTTCATCTTAGCGATGTCTGTGTCAAATTTCTTTTCGGTCCACTCCTTAAATCCTGCGTATGTCGCAGATGGAGTACCGAAAGATCCTTGTCGAACTAAAGTATTATAAAATGTTTTAATATAAAGTTGCATGTTAGCATCTGTTAAGAATTTATCCAATACATTCATCGTTTTTCTGTCCATCAAAGCACGGATCTTCTGTAGTTTTTTCTTGACTGCCTCGGTTTCCTTTGTCGTAAAGGTGGCAGCACCACTATTGTCTTTCAACGTGGCATCATCAAACCACACACTAGATGTCTTTTTAAGATATGAAATATCAGGACCGAATGATGCTTTCATCGATTGCATGTCGCTTCCGGTATATTCGGTATGGAAAACAATTCCCATCTTTGCTTTTACAATTCTTTTCGCCAGATCACTGTCAGTGGGGACTGCATAGGTGATGGTGTTTGGAGTAAATGTAATATAGTTTACTCCGTCAATGGTATCTGACGATAGGTCATCGCTATACATCATATCACCCTGTAAAACATTTTTGATACCCAGTTTTGATAAGTTTTCTAATGCAACTTCTAACTTGGCAGCAAGTCCGCCAGTATGGTTTCGTTTGATGTCTGCTTTAGTATAATTTATCTTTGGGGTGACATTAAAAACACTCTTTGATCCAACAAAGAACTTACCATTCTCAGGGTTGATGCCCGCAAAGACTGCTGGCGCACCGTCCCACTTTACAGTAATGTTATATTTTTTTGATGAGTTTCCTGCTAACATTTTTACAAGAGACTCTGCGAATAGAATCGCTTCCCGTGCGCCCCGAGATCCGTTGTTTATCAATTCATCCTCAAGGTGTTCGAGGTGGAGGTTTTTATCTTCAGATAAGAATCTTTTAAAATCAAACATATCAATATCCTTCCATGCCAGTTGGGTGTGCGGGTAAGTCTTTATATTTTAAATTTTTAATCTCATCGGTCTTCATCGAGGCGTATAATTTATTTCCCAATTCGACACCCGCTTCGTGGTCGCTAGGATAGTGTACACCGGCATTGAGTCTCGACTGACCACACTCTTCCGCTAAATCTAAGAAACTCTTACCGTGGTCCCTATGGAGTCCTGTGAGGTACAGTGCGACGAGGCGAGACTGGGTGCTGTGTCCGCTAGGATACGCTGGAGAGTCCGCTGTGCCGCTCTTGAGAGGCGACACTAAGATGTCCATCGCCTTTGCCAGTTGTCCCGGTCGCGGTCGATTAAATTGATACTTTTGCTTTAAGATGATGATGGTCGATTGACTCACGATCTCGTCGAGTGTCTTTTTATTATACTTTAGGTTATTCTGTTTAAGATACTTTACAAATGGAACGAGCAAATCGAGATCCCACTTGTCGAGTAGTTCTTCGTTATCTTTTTCGAGATCAAGTCGATCTTGTAATTCCATGAGTTCCACCCGTGTCTCATCAGAAGAATTGGACGGGGGCGCAGAGACAAGACTCTGATCGGAGTCCACGGGCAGAAACTCATGGGGTTTTCTCATCACGCGATATTGCTTAGTCGAGGGTTCTCCGAATTTGAGATCCTCTGGACTTTGCTCTTGTAAAGATTTAAATGAATTAAACGATTTCATGATAGTATTTATATTACCAAGATGGAGTGTTTACATATCCTCCAGCGATTCGGATACCCAGTTGAACCATGAATGAATCGAGTCCCATTGCCAAGAGGTTGCGTAGACTGTCTAATACTTTATTGATAATTTTTGATATAAAGTTAGAAATAGCGGCAGTGAATTTTGATAGAGCGTTGCTAACTGCTTTCCCGATGTTACCGAGAAGACCCTCCGTCAGACATTGCTTTTCGATTTGGGCGATTTCCTCCATGAGAGTTGGCAACTCTTCGTCATATACCTTGCCTGCCATAATTGCCATTTTGATATATCGTGATCTGGCATATCCTTTGTATGCTATGCTAACATTGCTTGCTAGATCAGAATTGTTTTTAGACCACTTGAGTATATCCGTGTAATGCTCTTTGATTCCATTATCGTCAAATACTAAAATTTGTTTTGCAACTGCTGTTTCACTTCCACTGTAGTTTCCCTTGCCAACGGGTTGACCCGTAAACTTAAACATACCGGAGGATGCTTCGTACACAAGATACTTTTTAAACTCGGGGTTGTCATTAAAGAAACTTTCAAGTTCGGTCTGCCATCCCTGAGTCTTCATGGAAACTTCTAACAACTCGGTCAGTTGTGTTTTGAGTGCAGTTTGGGTTAACTCTTCTGGGGTTGCACCCTTCAAATGTTTCTGTTTTTGTAGACCAGTACCCGCTAGGATCTTTGCCTTTTCATCGTCAATGTATAGATCAAATTGCTTTTTCATATCACGCTTGTTGATCGAACGAATACCATCGATCAATCCTGCCTCGGCATTCTTTTTGGTTGCCGTCACGCGGTGAATACTTAATTCACTTTTCAAGTGCTTTTCAACTTCTTTTGCTTTATGTCCAGCATCAATTAGTTCATCTCTTCTGGATGACTTCTGGGTGTACCAATCTTCAAAGTTATCTTTACCTTTACCAACCTCTACATTGATATCAGTTCTTGCTGTCTTTTTCATTTCCTTGCCAAGAACATCTAAAACCTTTTTCATTTGTTTATCGTCTGCGATATTGCCTTTGTTGTTTTGATAATGTTTAATTGCAGATTGCACAACACCGCTTGCTTCACCGGACTTCGCACTCATTAATTGTGCGCCCTTGCTTGCACCACTTCCTGCTTTCTTGAGTGAAATGGCATGTTTGATGTCACCGATAAAGTCTGTTTTTGGTGTAACGTCTGACGCACTTGTTCCGAGTGTTGCAGAGTAATGGTTGACACCTGCTGCACCTCGACCAGAGTGGTCGAGATATGGTCCTAGATTGCCTGCTTGTTTCGCAACCTTTTCACCAATCTCCATCATCTTATCTGAGATCTTGGGCATTATCTTTTCTGAGATTCCTGCCTGTGCCGCAGCATCTTCATAACTGAGTTTATTGCGTTTCATATTATAAGCAATACAAATCGCTGCTTCTTGAACGCTTGCACTTTCAGTACCCTCAGTAATGTAAGACTTAAATGATTTCATATCTTAGTGAAGTCAATATTGTTGTTAAAGGAAACCTCTGGTGTTGCGCCAAGGAACTCGATTAAGTTCTTGGCGGATTGTGTAACAAATTCTTTGATCTTTACAAGAGTCTTCTTAAGGAAGGCAAGGAACTTATTAACAATTCTTCCAAGGATACCTTCATCGAGTTTACCCTCGTTGAGTAGTTGACCAATTTCTTCATAACTCTCGGTGAGTTTATCTACAATAAGACCGATGGCAGACCAGTAACGATAACGTCCGGTCTTGACTCCACCAGACTTTTCACTGGTGGTCTTGAACCGGACGGAAACTTTCATCTTACTTGCAACTTTTCTTACATATGCTTCGTCGCCAACGGGAACCAATTTGATTGTATTGCCGTCGTCAGAGACTGAGAGGAAGTGCGAACATGAACCATCACTACCACCGAATTTAATATCACCAGTCATTGCCTCATATGCAAATTCATATGCAAAGTCTGGGTTCGATGCAAACATCTTTTTCATATCTGCCATCAGAACCTTGTGTGCTTCGTTCGCTGCTTTAACTACTTTATCTTTACCGAGTTTAATTTCATCCTTGAGATTACTCTGTGCGATACTTGAGGGAGACAAATCAAGCATTGCCTTTTCGATACGGGATGCCATGCCACCCATGTTAAGACCTAGACGGTCAACAGCACAATAGAAGGTAGCGATAGATTCGTTTTTACCACCACTCATCAACTGAGCAGCACCGCCAGTCTTCAATGACATTTTATAGTTTCCGATCTTAAAGTCGGTCTTGGGTGTCTTCGTGGATGCTGGAACCTTTCCGGGTAACCAGTATTGTGACCAGAGTTCAGTGACTTCTAGTTGGTCTGCACCGAGAACCAAACCTTTTCCCTTGACTCCTGCTTTGCGGAGTTGCTTGGCGATTCGTTCCCCTGCTCCGTCTTCGATACCGAATTTCGATACGGGTTGCGGTTCTTTGTTGATTGCTGCGATAATAAATTCTTCCATCTCCTCACCGCGAGATCTTGCCTCGTTCAGTTTATGGCAGAATTTTGCCTGCTCATATAGGTCGTTAAATTCTTTCATGTAAGTCTCCCTTGACCAAATATGTAGGCATAAAAGAAAAGCACCACCCGCGAAGGTGGTGCTTTCCCTAGTTCAATGGGACTCAGGGTTCATGTAATACCTGAACCTTTCGAGTGACTGTACATGATGCGTAGTTCTCTACTCGGATCTCTCTGCACACCCCGCTAAGGGTCATCCCTCAAGCATTTCTGCATCGTAGGGAACAGGTCGCTAAACCATTCAGAGATTGCACTATCCCCAGTCGAGGATTATTATGCGAGTCCCGAAGAGAGAGGATCAGTCTCTCTTCAATTTTTATTCAATTGTCACTTCCGCTTCAACGCTTCGCGTCTCGTCTTCCGTAGTTGTCGGAACTTTTCGTTCCACGATTCTCGCTTCATGTTTTCGTACCATCGACGGTACTCATTCTTTTCACGATAAGTCATTTGAGTCATGCCGTTCTCCTTTCTTGTTTCCCG